GTCATTGCCTCCAGAGGCTTACTCCGATACGCCGGATTTGTTTACTGCTGCGCCTACCGTTAAGCTAGAAGACATATCCGTAGCAGCTACGGGGATTGAAACTGATGCAGAGGCTTTTGAGCAGGCAGACGCAGGGGCAGCGGCAGCAGGGACTGACGTAACAGCGAAGTTAAAGGCGATAAATGACGAGGCGGCTAAGGCACAAGCGAAAGCAATAGAGAAGGCGCAGGCGTCGGGTATCTTGGTTAATCCCCAATACCCCCAGATCGAAGCGCAAGAGGCTGCGACAACTGCAGCACAAGCAATAGAGAAGTTGCGGGCGACGGGTGTCTTGGTTAATCCCCAATATTCCCAGATCGAGGCGCAAGAGGATGCGACAACTGCAGCACAAGGAGATTTGTTTGCTGCGCCACAAGCCGCGTCACAAGCTGCGACACAGGCTGAAGCTGCGCCAGAAGCAGAAGTGCCGAGAGTGGATGAAGTAATCACTGATATTGCTAGCGCGTGGGACGCGCAAAACCGCAATAACCGTTCGGATTCTTGGTTCGAAGGTAAGATAACTGCGGGTAAAGCATTCGATGCAATCCAAAAAGAAGGTAACTTTATTCCTGCCCATGGTATGTCTAAGGTCGCCACACTTTCTGAAGGGCTGCAGAATCTTACTACGCTGTTGGACGGCGGGATTGACCCAAACCGGGCACTATACACTGCGCCTCTTACCGCAGTGCCGGGCTCTAGCAGCACTACGCCGGGTGGGTACGCGTACCGGGATGGCCCGTTTATTGTGACGTTCCGTCAAGGATTGGCGGGGCCACCGACTTCTGCCGATATTACAGGTGTTCTGGTAAACCCCGCGCACGCAGAGATTGCTACGGAACTACAAACTAAATACCCAAACTTAACAATCCGTACCTTTGATGCAGTGGCTGATGTGGTCGCGGCGTCAAAATCCGCTGCGCCAACTGCTGCGCCAAAGGTTATACCCTTAAGCGAGCGGATTTTGACGGCCGAGCTTGTTGATATGCTATTGGGTGTCGGTAAGCAGCCACAAGCCGCGCTGCGTAAACGTATCGGCATGCCTATAAACGACCCAGACGACCCAAACAAAACAACCATAACTATAAAGCTTCTGAGCTCAGTTGCTCAAAGCTCCGCGCGCACCCCAGAACAACAGCAGCTTGCCGCAGACCTAATTACGGGCGCATATTTCAAGCGTCTAGCTGAGTCACAAGCGGCGGCAGAGGCTGAAGTGCCACAAGCTGAAGTGCCGCAGGGCACAACGCAGGAGACCGCGACAGAGACCGCGCCGCCGGTGGTGTCGTCTAAACTCGAGCGTCAGCTAGCGCCTATACGCAAATTCTTTACGCCCGGAAACATTGTAGAATCCTACGCTGGTAATGATCGGGTGTTGTCCTTCGATATATTTCCCAATGGTGTTTGGGAGGTAGAAGTAGAGGCAGTTAAGAAGGAAAACGGTCAGTGGGTAACAACTGGTAAGCCCCGCAGACACAGCAGCTTCAACGCAAAGCGTAACCGAGTACCAGTCCAAATTGCAGATACAAAGCAAGAGGCTACAAATGACGGAGAAGGTGCAGCAGTTGACCCTGCCAAAGCTGGAACTAGCGCTCCGGGTGGTACACAGGGCGTGGGAAAAGGCCAAGGGGCCGGAAGCGGTAGTCAAACCACCGAAGACGCTACAACATCTAGAACAGGAGGATTGGCAAGCGATATGCAGTCTCCTGTCGTTGCTGGAGCAACAGGTGGAACGGAGCCAAATACACTAAGGAAACAACACCTACGCCAATCCAACCCCGGCGGAGATTGGCTTAAGGGTAAGCAAGTAACCGCTTCTAAAAACCCAGACCGGAAGTTTATGGTCGGCGCCGTTACCGCCGACATAGGCGCTGAAACAGACGTGTTCTTGCCAACTGATGTACTCAGCGGGCTTGCTGGTTTGGAAAACGAAGTGCGCCGTGCCGGTGATCCTAGATACGATGCGTTGCTAGCCGATGCTCAAGCGAACGGCTTTGACCCGGATCAGAAGAAAAACAAAATCGTTGTAGCAGTAAACCACTACGGCCAAGCCTACATTCTCGAAGGCAACACACGGGTGGCTGTAGCAAAGGCGCTGGGTGTAGCAAATGTCAAGGCCGAGGTAAGATACTGGAACGGTGGCGAAGATGCAGATGGGCCGATGAGCCCAGACAATGTCCTTGCCATGCTAGCCTCAGAAAACAATGCTGGAGCAACAGGTGGAACGGAGCCAAATACACTAGCCGAGCTCGAAGCACAGCTGGACGCAGCCCGCGCCGAAGCCGAAGTAATGCGTAAAAGAGTTCCACCGGGGCTTCTGGAGCGTAAACCCGTCGGCGGCGCAGTTGATCCCGCGCTGCAAAAAGCCGTGACCAACCTAAAGACCGTACTGGCTCGGCAAGAGAAAGCCTTGGAGACAGCTAAGAACAAATTCAACCTCGCCAAAGTTCCCGGTGAGGTACGTACTAAGCGCCTAGCAGCATACACTGATGCTATAGCCAAGGTAGACGCGACGCGTAAGCAGCTGGCTGAAGCGCAAGCATTACTGAGTAGCGCAGAGTTTGGGGCGGGGCTTAGCCGTGGGGTGCAGCCGTTGGCGCAGCCCGATGCAAAAGGTCAAGTTGCCCTAACCAACTACACCAAGGCTTTGAACAAAGCTGACGCGCTTGCCAAGCGTATCGAAACCGCACGCGCGCGACAGGTGGAAGAGGCACAGGCGCCAGTATTGCCTACTGGGCTACGTGATCCTGTTGTCCCAGACACATTTATGACCTTTCAGCGTGGTTTTACGACCAAGCCTATTGCCCCAGCAGACGCGCCTAGATCGGCTGCAGAGTCTGTACGAGCGGAAAATATCCTGCGCCGTCTGACGAACGGCTTTTTCGAGCGTACAACTATGGCGTACCGGAAGTTCACCGGTGGGCGTAGGGGCATAAATAGCGAGAGCAGCTGGGAAACAAATCCTGACTGGGTTCCGCTAGATGACCAGATAAAAGTTTTGGCTCTACTGGGTAGGGTCGATGTCCTGCAAGAGTTTGGTATAGCCAAATCTGAGCTTAAGCCCGGCGAAGTTCTGCTAACAAAAGAAGAGCGCGCTGCACGCGTCTACTTCTCTAAGACCATACGCCCCGTCGACGCTATCGCTATGATGGTGCAAGATTTGACGGTGGGTTACAAAAAATACGAGGTTTCAGAAGATGTCGTAGCCATCAAAGGCATCGGAAATGTAGAGAGCCTACTGTCCCAAGGAACCGGTTCGGTACCGGCAACGGACGCGCTTAACTGGGTGCGCGCAAACCTGTCTGCCAAGACCAAGGGCGCAGTTGATCTGTCTGTTAAAAAACAGGCTGAGAAAAACAAGACTCTGGAAGGGCTCGTTGGTGCTGAAGGTGGCACCGATAGGGTAGAAGAACAGCGCGCTAAGCGTAGGGCTGTAAAGGCCGCACAAGCCGCAGACGCAGATACGTCTGGTTATAGTGCAATGGAGACGGCTGCTCAAATGGCGGCTGGCGACTCACGCATAGCTCTAGACACAGGCCTGCACTATTCTGTCAAAGCATCCCTCGATAACGGTGATCTAAAGGGCGCGCTGCTCGCACTGGCCGCTACGACAAACAACGCAGAGCTCAAAACACTGGCATCGCGCTTCGCAGAGCTGACCGGTACAACCCGCGTCAAGGTGCTGTACCCCGGAGACTCTGCAAGGAACATTGGCCGTAACGCAGGTATCTACTGGCAGTATGACGGTAACAACCTGAACGACTTAGAGCGGCGGAATATCATATACCTAAACGGTCAGATCGGTATGACCGCACATACGCTTACGCACGAAGTAGCGCACGCGCTCTCGTCTAGCTTTATTGAAACCCAACCGAACCACCCCGTTGTAAAGCAGCTGGAAGAGCTACTGGTTATGCTGCGGAACAAGGTGTCTGTTCGTGTAGCCGGTGCACCGGGAGACTTTTATGGTCTTCGTAACGTAAAGGAGATGGTAGCAGAAGCCTATGGTCGGATCGCTCTTGGTGAGACAGACAACGGCCTGCGCGACCTAATGAAAAGCGTAGTGCTTACGACTGAAATTGGCATAGAGTTCGATAAACCCCTGACTGCATGGGAGCGGTTCCAAGAAATTGCTGCCAATATCATTAACGTAGTAATGGGTAGGCCCCTAACTAAACGCCCACGTGCGAAGCGGAAAGACACGGTACTAAAGTACGAGACTGCAACCGAAAAGTTCCACCGGCTGTTTGATGGTATCCTATCGGAAGCGTCAGATGTTCTGCCTGACACCGTGCTGCAGAAGGCTGTCTCGAGCCCCATGGTTGCCAAAAACGTGCTGAACAACGCGATTAAGAACGCCCCGATCTGGGACAGTGCTGGCCGCAAGCGGCTCTCCGACCTTATGATGTCGTCGGTGTCCGTAGACCTACGTCGGGCTTTGTTGGCCCCACTGCAGTTGGAGTGGTTTAACGATATTGCTGGAAAATACTTCCCGCAAATTGCAGCGCTTAAAGTTATCGACGACTTGCGTCGTGGTAACATCCGCAGGCTCGAGAATGCCGCAGCGCCGGTGCTCGGGGAGCTAGCCAAGTATGCGCAACAAAATCCAGAATTGTACTCGGCGCTGATGTCTATCTTGCCGACGGCTTCACGGCTGGAGGTTGACCCGACAAAGCCCCAGTCCACCTACGCATCAGACCCCGAAAAACTTCGGGTTTGGCATGACCTTAATCGGCAGCTGAACACCTTGGACACCACGGGGGAGATGCGTAAGCTGTTCAAAACGAACATCGCCTTGTTCGCGTCGTACCGCAAAGAAATACTGGACGTTCTGCGTGCTCGGGTGAAAGACCTAACCGATGACGTTGCTATGCAGAACCAGATTTACAAGCGCCTCATGGACAAGCTCGATGCCGAGGGCGCTATTGATCCGTACTTCTCGCTTATGCGCGAAGGGGACTTCTGGCTTATATACACTGCGGAAGATAATACCGCAGGGGCTGTAGCGCTTGACCCGTTCGGTAGACCCAAGCGTCCTACCACCCAGTATATTCAAGCGTTTAATTCCGCTTGGGCGCGCAGTGCTTTCCGTGCAAAACTCGAGACGACCAAAGATGCAGATGGTAAGCCGGTTGCGTGGGATATCAAAGAAGATCGCCGGCCAAAGCAAGACCGTAACCTACGCGGTAGTGTGTCCCCAGCGATTGTGCAGGCTATGTTTAACATCCTAGACAGCACGGTGCCGAAGACAACACGGGATGCAGCTGCTGAGCAGCGCGCCGCAAACGCACGGACAGCCATCGAAGACCTATTCCTGTCCTTCGCTCCTGAGACTTCTATCCTGAAGTCTCTTAACAAACGTAAGGGCACCCGTGGTTTTATTGGTGATATCACGCCTATCGGTGTAGTTGATCGCCCGATAGATATGCTTGGAGCGCTCGACAGAAAGAGCCACGCCATTGCATTCCAGCTATCAAACATGAAGTACGGCGCTGAAATTCAGCGGTTGATGAACCAAGTCGTAGAGACACATAACAAGCTAAAAGATTCCGGTCTTTCGTCCGGCGAGTCGGTTGCAGTTGAGGCGTACCGTGATGAGTTCTTGGCTAGGGCAGCCTATGCTAAGAGCCCTACCATAAGCAAATTCTGGCAGACAAACCGTGGTCTTACGTTTGGCTTCACTCTTGGGGGCAACATCTCCGGTATGGTCAACAGCCTATTTCAGATTCCCGCGATTGGAGTTCCTGAACTGGCAGGGCGGTACGGTATGCGCGAAGCGCAGCGAGAACTACGTTTTGCCGCTAGCGCCGTAATGCACGCGGGTAAGACACAGCAAGTCTTGTCCTACGGCCCCGATGGGCGTGCTGTGCGTGAACTAACCAGCATCGACAACTACGGTTCTTTGGGTAACTACTACACACCCAAAGTCAAAAATAACCCACAGACCAGTGAGGAGGAGTTTGGATACGACTTGCGCACGGACATGAACATCCCAGCTAAGTTGCAGGCTAAGTTAAAGGACATGGATGTTCTCGTCGAGGTTATGGCAAATAACGACATGCTAGCAGGGTCTACAAATCAGGAGCTTCTTGATGCTACGAGCGACTGGTGGCGTAAGATAAACCGCTGGAGTGGGTTCGGTTTGCACCATGCGGAACGGTTCAACCGGCAGACTATGGCCGTTGCGGCATATAACCTAGAGCTCGGAAAGCGCGCTGCAGGGAGCGCTGCACCAGACTATGCTACAAAACTCGCTGCAGCGAAAAAAGCTGTTGAGATTACTGAGCGTGTGAACGGCGGTATCGGTGCCGCCCAAGGAGCGCCTATTGGTTTTGGTGGCATCGGCTCGCTTGTTATGATGTATAAGCGCTTCGGTTTGATGATGACACGCTACCTCATCAACAACGTAAAGCAGTCGCTTAAACGGGTCAAACCCGGAATGTCTCCAGCCGAGATCGCGGAACTAAAAGCGGAACGGGCAGTCGCGCGCTACCAGACTATAGGCATTATCGGTGCAGCTGCGCTGTTCTCTGGGGCGCAGGGTCTACCCTTCTTTGGCGAGGTCACGACCCTGATTGACCTGTTTTTTACTGACGACGACGAAGAGCCGATAAAAGTGGTAATTCAGAAGTTCCTAGGCGAACCATACTACAATGGTGCATTGAACTACCTGCTAGGTATCGAAATCGCGTCGCGCATCTCGCTAAGCGGATTGATTTTCCGCGAGAACATGATCGATAAAGATCAGCCTATCCTTTACGACGCAATTGAGATGTTTGGGGGCCCAGCAGTAGGTGTAATCTTAAACCTAAACCGGGGCTACGACTTAATGCAGGAGGGCGAGCTTTACAGGGGCTTGGAGGCTATGACGCCATCCGCGATCAAGAACCTTATGAAGGCTGGACGGTTCGGCCTCGAGGGGGCCACCACGCAGCGTGGGGATGAGATCGTGCCACTATCGGTGCTAGATTTGTTCAAGCAAGGCATTGGCTACACGCCGGAAGCGTATGCACGGCAGAAGCAGCGTACGTCCGTTACGAAGCGTATAGACGAGGCAGTGCGCGAAAAGAGAACCAAGCTGCTGCGTAAGTACAACATGGCTATGGAAGACAGAGACTTCGCCGAGGTGCGCGAAATTCTTAAGGATATGCGGGAGTTCAGCCGCGAGTATCCGGATAGTGCGATTGAAGCATCTACGCTTTCTCGGTCGCTCAAAGGCTTCCAGCAGCGGTCGGACGAAATGATCGGTGGTGTGTCGTTCAATCAGCTAGAGCGCGCACGTCGCGAAATCGGAGAGTTCGACGAAGACACAACTCTGTGGGCAGACGTAACACAATAAAAAAGCCCCGGCGCGAAGCCGGGGCAAGTCAGGAGAACGACAGAGGACTAGCTGGCGGCAAGCCTGCACGTCACGTACACAATATCATGCGGTTCTCCATACGCGCAACCCTAAATACGGGGTCTCAATTCTCTGCCTGCATGTTAGGGAGATTCCTAACCTTTTTCCCACGCCATGAACCTGCCTAGCGCAGAGATCGGTGTTGACGCAGGGGACAAAGAACGAGCCACCAACGTGCAGTTCATCCCACGGCACGATGATGCGAACCCCGTCTGGGTCTAAATCATTTACCCTCTTCGCCATCTGGCTCGTCCAGAACAATCGGTATCTCGATGGTGTCCACGACGTTCATACGCATCTTGGTGCCTTTGGTCAGTCTGATCTTAGACTTCTTGACGCTGTACTTGGCTTTGAGCTCTGCAAGCACCGAGTTGTAGTTGACCTGCTGGTCGGCCAGCCAAGCCTTGAACGGGGTCGGTAATAGGAACAGCACGTTTAGGTCGGTCTCGTATCGGCCGATAATGTCGGCGGTCTTTGGCTGCTGGTCTGGCACTACAAGGTCATCAATCCCATTCCCGTTCTTCTTGCTGCGTCCGTCTATGGTGGACTTGATCTGCAGGATGCGGCCCAAATTCTCGTAGGTATATGCGGTCACCAAGTCCATTGGATCGAGCGACATATCGGAGCTGGTTGTCTTGTTGGCCTTGAGGATGTTCTTGATGATGTAGTCACGCAGCACGGGGATGTCGTAGTCCAGCAGCCCTAGGTGCTTACAGATCACGGCAGCTGCTAGCGAAGTAGCCACGGCGGCTGACCAGAAGCGGTTCTCTGGGCCAAGGTCTGCGGACACGTCGATCTTGCGCTGTAGCGTCTCCAGAAGCAGTTTTGTCTCAGCTAGGTTGGCCATGACGTACTGGACAAACAGGGTGCCTGCATGGCCGTAGTTGGTCTGGATGTTGGTACTGAATGCGTCGGTCTGCTTCTTGTCGGCCTTCTCGTTAAACAGCTTGCTTGTCTCGATCTCCAGCACCCTCTGGGCCTCTGCTTTCGGCATTGCCTTTGCCATAGCCACCTTGTCGATCAGGCTGCAGTTCGCTGATGAGATGAATAGCAAGTTCCAAGGGTCTCCACGATAGCGCTCGGTGTTGCCTGTCGAAGCAAGGCGATTGCGCTGCTGACCCCCCGTAATCTGATAGATCATGTCCGAGGCATCTTGCGGCTTGATGTTGGTAATCTCGTCCATACACACAGGCAGGCTGTGCATGACATCGGCGCGGTTCATACGGGAGTTATGGGTATCGCGCTCTTGGAGCAGCAGCTTACGTGGGTCGCCCCATACCGATAGCGCTGCGTACTGGGCATGCGTCTTACCAAAGCCGGAGTCCTTCGACCAGATGTGCAGCAGGGCCGCATTGATCGGCAGAAACTTCATCAGCACCGAGCCGAAACCGACGCAGGTGATAAACTGGTGGAGCTCAAAGCCGGGACGGTTGTAGAAGTTCACGGCATCGCGCCACCCATCGAGCGTGCCTGCGGGCTCAAAGAACTCCAGCATGCCCCGTGTTGCGGCCGATGGCGCGTTAAACTCTACGCGGTCTTCGTAGATAACCTTGTCTCCTAGGACGAAGCCCTTGAAGTCTGGGAGCCAGCCGAACTGGCGGTGTGCATCATCTGCCTGCGTTGTGATCTGCAGGTTTTTAACCATAGATTGTGTAAAGCTCATGATCGCATCTACTTCCTTGTTGATAGCTATGACGCCGTTTGTGGCGAGGACTTTGCGAAATTCTTCCTTGGACGTAACGACGTAGAGGGGCACCACAAAAGACCTTACCCCGTCCCTAGGTAGATGGTGCCGCATCTCGACAATTTCACCCTGCTCGGGGTCGTTTAGGCGGCGCACTACGTACAGATCGTGGTGCCATATAATCCGCTCAGTTATCTCCCCGTCATCGTCAATCACACGGATGAACACGCCGCCGTCCTTACCGCGGAAATATGGGGTCGGATATTCTGGGATTTCGTAGACCCTAGGCGGCTCATTTGGTTTCTCTGGGTTATCGACAACGATGGTGTTGTCCTCTGGCGACGCTTCCGTGAACTGCTGGCCTAGAACGACTGGTGACTTGATCTTGTTCCAGTTTGGGCAGCCTTGGCAGCCGCCCGGATTGTACTCCTCGAACCGAGCGCAGAGATACGGCCCCTTGATGAGGCCGGCCTTCTGCATAGCGGCATCTTCGTCGTAGTCCGGATGCCCCATAGAAACAGCACGCACGGCCTTTGGCATATCGGTGCAGTGCTTGGCGATAGATAGCGCTGCACGCCACATAGGCTCTGACAGTTCTGCCCTGTTCTCGATGCAGTGTGCCAGCTGGGCACAGCCTTTGCCGGCTATCGTCTTCTGCATGATGTTCTTAAACGAGGCTTCACGCTTACCGATCAGGGCATCCATCATGGCGTTGCTTGTCACCGCTGGGGAATATCGCCTAGCGGGCATGCTAGTCGGCAGACTACCGGCCACGGACTCGAGCAGAGCAGCAAAGGCAAAGAACTCCACTGGGGCCGGCGCGGCCATGCCGAAGAAGGTAACGGGTTTACGATCACCGCCCTTGTGGTTATTCGTACCCGGCACCCGTAGGACACGGGCAGCATCGGCGGTCACTGTCTCGTCAGCCTTGAACCCTTGGGCCTTGGCGAGCGCCTTGAGTTTTTCCGCCACAGGGAGCCACGCCATGAAGTCCACAGGCGCAGTAAGCGGCCAGTAAACGTGCACACCATAGCCGGAGCTGACTAGGAACGGGCGGGGCAGCCCGTTGGCTTTGACGAAGGTCTTTAGCGCCACTATGGCGGCGTATTGGTCGGGGAACTCTTTTGGCTTTCCGGTCTTGAGGTTAACCCCGCAGTCCAAGTCCATGAAGAACGCCCGCATCTGCTTGACGTTATCGGCTTCGCGGGAGCCAGCTTCTTCAAATGTACCGAGGGCGAAGTAGGCATCCAAGCCGTTTTCGTCAAAGTTCATGGCAGCGTGCTCTAGCTGCTCTATGGTGTCGTAGAACTTTTGGATGCGTCTGTTCTCGCTAATAGCAAGAACGCAGTAGGAGCCTGCAGTCCCAAGAACGGACTGCAAAAATGTCATTGTATCCATTGCCGCCACTCTATCTGTTGAAATGCCGCGACGAGGTGAGGTTATTTTTATCCCTCGTCGCGGCAAGCCTGTTAAGGATTACTCGTCGTCCCACTGCGAGACAAGAGCCGAGATGTCGGCCTTGGGGCCATCGGCAGGCTTAGCGGCCTTTTTGGTTTCAACTTTCTTCGGTTCTACAACCTCGTCCTCGTCGTCGAGGATGATCTTTTCCTTGGCCGGATTGTAGTTCTTGGTTCCGGCCTCAGAGTCCTTCTTCTTAACACCATCAGTCTGTGCGACAGTCATGGTGATAGCCTTGGTAGCATCTTCGCTGTCTTTGGCTACCACTGCAACTTGTAGTTCTTCCTCGGTCAAAGGACGCACGGGTTTGAAGTACAGTTTCGGAGTCTCCGAATTTTCGTCCATCGACATCTGGGTCATCACTGCGATGATAGGCGTGTCGTGCGCATCAAGGAACTTAGCATATGCCTGCATAGGCATCTTACCGTTCTTGCCGTCACCGAACAGCGACGTGGCCGGCAGCTGCATCTGATACACTTCATCAGGCTTGCCTTCTAGCGTGATTGCCAGACGCTGATTGAAGCGGCAGGCACGGCTATCGCCTTGTCCCGAACCTTTTACGTTCATGGGGCAGTCAGCGCAACGCGCGGCTTTCTTCTGATCCGCAGGGACTTCTGCCGCTGGCGCACGTGTATCGGATGACCAGCATGTCGGTGCCGAGGTGTTGTTCGGATCGTAGGTGCCCTCGTAGTAGGTGCGCGAGATCGGCGCAGCGTTAACCACCACGACGTTCAGGTGGTCTTCCTTGGACACGGAGACCTGCTCACCATCAACAAAAAGGCGGAACCGGCCACCCTTGATCGAGATACGCTTACCAGCGGAACCGGGCCCACCAGCGAGCATCTTGTTCATATCGCGCAGCGACTTGAAGAGATCGCTGTTCACCAGCGGGTTGCCTTTGCCAAAAAGTGTCATTTCACTCATGTTGTTCTCCTTAGTTATCGGTTTCGTTGTCGAAGTCCATTTCCAACTGCGCCGATTTCTTCGGCGCGTTGACTAGTGCGTCTGCCAGCTTAGGCAGGTCGAACCTGTAGGTGTTACCCACCTTCAGATAGGTGTCTCTCGGTACCGTGCCGTTGCGAAGCCATGTACGCACGGTTGCTACCGATACGACAAAATGCTCCGCGACGCCTTCGATAGTAACAAAAGGTTTGTCGGTCATCATTTCTTCCTTACAGTGATGACGTACTCGCTGTCGACGTTTAGGCCGGGTGGAAGTACATCGGGGTTTTCCTCTAGGAACTGCTTCATCACAGTTTGGTTGAGGCGCTTCTCGTAGAACTGGGGGACTTCGTGTTCCAAGATAAACCTGTTCATCGAGTCCCAGTCATTTGTCCAGTAGCGCGTCTTGATCGTGCGATAGAATGTTCCCTCGGAGGTACGAACGCTGTCGATGTTCTGCGACTTGCAGTAGTCGAGCAGCTCCGATTTGAGAGCGTTGATTTGTGCCTCTAGGGCGCTATCCTGCTCGTCAAACTCGGCTTTCAGTTCAGCCCGCTTGTTGCGGATTTTGATGTAGGTTCTGGTCAGCATGTCCGGCGTAGGGCCTACATCGGCCTCAGTTTCAGTAGTCATAGTGGTTCTCCTTCACTATCAAGAATTGATATATAGTAGTATCTAATGCACTAGTCAAGTAACTCTTTATAAAGATCGACGACCCTAATATGCACGTCTATCTTCTCGTCGAGCATCCTGTAAACCCGACGCTCTACACCCGATCCCTGTAACTGGACAACTGTACACTTGTTTACCTGCCCCTTGCGGTGCACCCGCGCGTTAGCCTGCGCATAGGTTTCGAGTGATGATGTTGGCGCCCACCAGACGACTGTATCCGCCGCAGTGAGTGTGACGCCGTGCGCAGCGGCCTGTGGTTGGATAACCAATACCCGTGGGTTGGGCTGCTGCTGAAACTGTTTGAATATCTCGGTTCTGGTGCCAGCATTCACATCGCCGTTGATGACGGCATTTGTGATGCCATCCTTGGTCAGCTGCGCGGTCAGCATGTTGATGACGTGCTTGAAAGGCACGAAGACCAGCACCTTGTGAGAGGTTTCGGCGATGACTTCCTTGAGGACATTGTAGCGGTTGTTGATGTCGAACTGGACGGTGTCGCCTGACTCGGTGTAACTTGCACCGGCCGATATTTGCAGGAGTTTGCCCATCATCACAGCGGCGTTTACTGCCGTGATTTGCTCGCCAGCGACTTCCATAACCATCTGCTTCTTTAGGCGGTTGTAGTATAGGTCTTGCTGCTTGGTCAGTTCCACATCCCGCTTAACGTATGTCATGTCAGGCAAGTCGAGGCATTCTTCCTTGGTGAACCGTATCGCCGGCTGCAGTGCACGGTGCACAATGTACTCGGAGTTTTCTTTGGGCTTCCAGCGGTACTGCGATAACTTAATCATAACCATGTCTTTCCAAGCGGCAGCGAACCTAGGCACACCCATTGGGTTGACGAGCTTGGCCAAGCCGTAGGCGTCCTCGGGCCCCTGCGCCGCAGGTGTACCCGTCATCATCCACAGCCAAGTGTCTGGCCCTACCAGTGAGTTGAGCACCTTCCAGCGCTTGCTCTGGGCGTTCTTGTAGTGGCTCGCCTCGTCCACAATGATGAGGTCGTAGCCTGCCGCAGCTATATCATCTTTTACGATCTCAACGCCGTCGTAGTTGATGATAAGGAAGTCAGCCTTACCCGCTATGATCTTCTTACGCTTGGCTGCTGTGCCGTAGGCGATGTCGACTGTCCGGTGCATGGCAAACGAGAACAAGTCCGCGCGCCATGCGCTGTCCATAATCGAGAGCGGGCAGATGACAAGAACACGTTTGACGATGCCCTGCTTCATCAGGAAGTCCGCGGCCCAGATTGCGCTGGCCGTCTTGCCAGTGCCCGCTTCGTTGAAGCAGAATGCCCTGCGGTTCATAGTCAGAAAGGCTGCCGTAGTGCGCTGATGCGACATCGGGGTAAATTTACCCGTCCAGTTGTAACGGTTCTCGATGGGCGACGGCACGTTGATATTGAGCCCGCGAAGTGTGTGTGCCTCGTTCACACCCCAGTGTACAACAACCTCGTGCTCGTTAACTGCTTTGCTTTTTGGGATGATCGTAGTGACTTGTTTTGGATTGCGTAGCCGTAACAGCAACGCCTTATTGTCGATGATCTGCATGTTGTTCTCCTAGATGTTAGGGTTTGCCCTAACGTTTTTTCTCGCCGGGCTTATGACCGTTCCGGCTGCGGTTCTTCGAGGGGCTTTCCAGCTTGTAGCCGTCGGCATTGGTGCCGCCCTTGGCCAGCGCCTTCTTGTGGCTCACATCCTTGCCAGTGCGATCCACACCCTTCTTGTCCAAAGCGCGACGTGCCCGCTGCCGCTCCATGCGATCTGGGTGCTCGCCGCGCTCTTTCTGTTTTTGGTACTCGTGTTTGTACGGTCTAGGAGACTTCGTATATGGCATGGTTATTAACCCCCGTTATGGGCACACTCTACCACAGGGCAGTACTTTCGGCATAGCCCCGATGGTCTTGGGTTCCACACATTTGTCTCATGCGCCTTTTCCAAGGCGGCGTACTTCGTAACCCACGGCTTCCACAGGACACCCTCGTCAGTGACGGAGTAGTCCTGCTTCACGATCTCGTTGGCGATGGTAAACAGCAGCGCACCCTTAACCTTCTTCACCTGTGGAAAATGCTTGAACACCGATAGTGCCATCAGCGTTAGCTGCCCCACGTCGGCATACTTCGCGCTCTTGCCAGTCTTGTAGTCCACTACACGTGCGGTATCACGGTGGATATTCAGAAGGTCAACAATGCCACGGAACCACACGTTCTTGGCGAAGAAGTCGCACGGTTCAAGATCAGCGGTTAGGCCCATCTTGAGTTCGCAGTGCTTCTCCCCCGGCATGGCAGCGAGCTTCTCCATAGCGGCCTGCATGAACGAGAACTGCGGCGGCAGTGGCTTACCGTCACGAATATATTCTTCACATGCCTTGTGAAACTCGGTGCCATATCTGGTTGCATCGGTCTCTTGGAACGGGAACTCTTTGAGCACGTTCACGTGATAATACTGTTTCGGACACGTCTCAAAAGCCTTCATCCTACTAAAAGACCATGCACCTGCGCTGCTCATAGTGTAGTACGCCCTTTATATATGTCACATACGCGCTGTTCGGATATACCGTACACTGCGGCCAATTCCCGACCTCGTTCTCCAGACGCTCTCCGTGCACGGATTTCAGTAACCACCTCTGGGGTGAGCACTTGCGTACCCCCCCGACACTTTTGTGCCATATCCCTAGCATTGTCTTGCATGGTGCCCCACCGTAAGTTGTCCACATGGTTATTATGTGGGTTATCATCAATGTGCATAGCCACACCAAGTAGTGGTCTATCCCCCTTAAACGCAGACAGTACCAAGTGGGATACAGGGAAATCTACCCGCGGGTTAGTAGACAACCTAACTACAGCTCTCCAGCCAGTACGCATTGGGGTTAATACCTTATGCGTTTTAGCGTTACGTACAGTACCCACCGAGGATACTTCATAAGCGTACCCCGGTATAGCCCGCCACTCTAGCTCAAGCATCGCACTCTCCATAATTCTTGCCGATACCGGCTTCACAGTCGACGGGTAGGCCATCGGCCCATGTTGGAACCCAACGCATACACTCTTCGACATAGGCTTTGCAGGTTTCAGCTTCGTTGTCAGGCACACAGCATACAATGCTGTCATGGACTGTCAATACTACACGGTACTTCTTACTAATTCGCAGCATTTGCTCGCCGATAATAAGTCTGGCCAGTGCCTGCGTGACGTTCTCGACTACCTTCCCGCCATAGATACGGGTGCGGCCGATGCGGGTTTTGTACGAATACTCCATCCCGCCTTTCTCGTTCTCGGCCTCTTCCAGCTCGTCGTAGCGGATCAGTAGACCATTAGGCAGGATGATGCCGGGGGCGTATGGGTCTACGCCTAGCACCCCGTCTTTACCGAACGGCATAGCGTCGCCGCGCACCATGTATCGTAGCATGATACCCGCCTGCTTCCACATGTTAGAGATCATGTCGTTTGTTTCGCGGTAGATGCTGATGATCTTGGCGGCTTCGTTTTTGGTGATCTCCACCCCAGAGTTCTTGAGGGCCAGCTGGAACTTATCACCACCCATGCCGTAACCTGCACCAAGTACCGTGGTCTTGCCGACAAAGCGCTGATCCTTGGTCACGTCGGCTTCGTTGACACCATAGATAGCCGAAGCCATTTTCTTGTAGACGTCGCCCTTGGATGCAAATGTCTGCACCACATCTTCCTGACCAGCCAGCCACGCCAGCATACGCGCTTCAATCTGTGCAGAGTCTGCCTCGACGATGCTGTAGCCATCTGGTGCTACGATACACTTCTTGAGTGCCTTGGCGTTAGGGCCCCGACTAGGGAGGTTCTGCAGATTGATCTTATCATCCCCGCCCCAGCGGCCCGTGTGGGCTGCGTAGTAGCGCACGGGTACAGGCAGTATGCCCCGCCCCGATATGTCGATGAAGCGCTGTGTGCGGGTCTCCTCTAGCGTGGACTTCACTCCTAGCCGTGCGGCAGCCAGCGTCTGCACCTGCGGGTCATAGTGATCCAGCAGGTCTTTCATACCTTGATCGGTCTTAGCCAGCGCGTAGGTCATCTTCCCCGTGGTAGGGCTGATCTTCATGGGGCACGGGACACCCAGATTACCTAGCAGCGTAGCAAACTTGGGGTTCGACATGAGGTCGGACTTGTCCTCTAGGCCGGCGGACTTGAGCAGGTCTCCCTTCATAAGCTGCGTCTTCGCTAGGTGCGCTTCTAGACGCTCTCGGTCGAGCCCAAGCGTGGGCTCCGTAAACATACGCAGAGTCAGGTCGATCAACTTGAGTTCAGACTTAGGGAAGCCCCGTGACAGCATGATGTTGAAGATTTCGTAGGTCAGGTCTGCGTCATTTATGCAGTACTGGCCGTAGGCCGACAGCTCCTCAAACGAGAAGTCGCTACGCCGCTTGCCCTTGGCATCAAGCACCTCGTTGCCCTTCTCCCCCACCCCGTAGTTTTGGGCGAGGGTTTTCAGGCTGGCGCTCTTCTCGACTCCGTGTATGGCACGTGCCATGCAGAGGGTATCAAACAGAACCTTGGGGCGGATACCGAACCGCCATGAGTTTATCGCACCATCAAACATCATGTTGTGTGCCAGCACCGCGGAGTTGGCCCAGTTATACTGGGCCAAGAACTCCTTAGTGCGGCCATGTGTGCCGCTGAACCATTCTGTGGTGCCCGTGTTGACCTTAACCCCCACCCCAATGACTTGGAAGCGGGGGTCACGGACATACTCTTCCGTGGTGATCTTGGACAGCGAGTAGTCCTTGTCGTAGTAGGTCTCAAAGTCGACGGTTAGAATATCCACTAAACTAGTCCTTATATTAGTCGGCGCGTGGGGGGCAGGCGTCCGGCACGGGGGTTCAAATACTCATCCATCCTGCGTAGCTCCATTACCCATTCTGGTTGCATATTGTCCCGGCCTACTAGTTCGGCCATAATTACGCGGATTGCCTGCATCATATACTCTTTGGTGTAGAACGGGCCAAACGAGTACAGTCTGTAGTAATCCCTTACGCGGGCATCTTCAGGCATCGTATGGTGCCATATCATAACTAGTGTATGGTGTAGGTGGCGCGTTACCATCACGCTCGGTCTTAGCATCGTTCCGTCTTGGGTACGCCAACGCCACTCACGCGGAACCGTCGGCGGTAGCTTAACAGTAGCTTTTACTACTTGCTCCATCCCTTACTCCTCGTTCAGTGGTGTATCGAGGTGTTCGTAGAACACGTTCACGTTCTTGGCGTAGTAGACTGTGCTGGCGATCTGTTGATCCCCACTTGCATAGACTTTCAGCGCAGCTACTTCCCCATTCTTGTGCATGGTGCTTAGGCGCCCGCCTACCTTCTGGATGAGGTCAGGGATGCCGGAGAGTGGAATGCTCTGTTTTGCGATAGCCTGCGTCAGCTCTTGTACTGTCCACGGGCGTAGTTGCTCCAGAACCGAGGTAAACACCCCAACGAAATCGGTGGGGTGCGTCTTTGTAGGCTCTGGGATGTTAGGTACATTCCTAACAACGTCGGCCACGCGGGATAGGACTTCGACACGAACTGCGCGCCAGCGCGATGGGTGATGCTTAGTATGTTCAGAAGCATAGTTGTCTGTAGCCCATACACGCAGGGTATCGCCCACCTCTAGGGCGTGGCGCTGTACATCCACTACGGATAGAAATACTTGCTCGTTGTCTGGTGTAATCGCAAAGCCTAGGCCCGCCCGAGCAGTGAAGTTGTAGGTCGCTTCCAGTTGTTGCAGTTCCGTCGGTTTAAAATAGTTCATGCTCATTCCTTGTCCTTCTTACTTAAAATTTCACGGCACTCTCCAGCGATAGCGGAGTAGGCCGATGCGTCAGTGTAGTTGTCTGGGTGATAACCCTTCTGAAACGATCTGGTCATCTTTACTAATACCATCATCCACGCAACGTCTTCAGCATCGAGTTCTAGGTTGTTTGTAGCCCTTTGCTTTGTGTGGATGTAGGCGTTCCACAGCTCCGCGCAGTCAGTTAGATTGTTGATGGGTGGGCCGTAAGATTTGTCTCTGTCCCCGTTCGTCAGGCTTATCGCCGTCTCGAGGGTCTGCACCCGCGTAGGTTTCGGTGTTGAGCTTGCCGAAAAATATAGAATCTCATCGTCAAACCACTCTTCTTGTACCGATTTTTGGCTCCCAGTAAGCACATCGCGCGGGGTGCCAATGCGGTCGATGCAGGATTTAGCAAGGTCTAGGGGTACCCCGCAGTCTACAGATGTAGTAAGCGCGTCAGCGCCGGGGTTAGTAAGTAGGTATTGCCATACCCGCTGTTCTTCTTCAGTCATTACAGTCATATTTATCTCCTTTACCGTTAGTTAGTGCTGCCTAGCATTATTTGCAACTGCTTCATAGTGTATTTTTACTCGTCAGACATGATGCCTTCTACAGGGCGGTCAGGTTGGTTCTGATACTTGCCATCATATGATGCAAAATTAGATGTCTCGTGGAACACCACTTGGGCAATGCCCGCACCCGCTGGAATGTGCAGCCCCTTGCGCCCGTGGTACACAAGCTCAAGCGTCAAGAAGCCGCGCCAACCATTCTCGATCACTGTGTTGAAAACAGATAATCCCTGTCTCGCCCATGTGGATTTGTCGTGGACAATGCCCACCAGATTGTGCCGCATCTGGAACTCTTCGATGGCGCTGGCTAAGGTGAAGTTGCCCTCACCCATCCACATACCATCCATCCAAAATCCGCCCGCCTCAAACACAATATCCTGCTTAATGCGGATGTCATACCCCGCCTCGGACAGTCCGAAAGACACGCCGTGCTGGCGCATCTTGTCGTTGATCATGTCCTTGATGGGGGCACGCTGCAAAAGGTCTGAGCCGTTGATAATCATTCGTCATAACTCCAATCATGTTTGTAGTTTTCTTCAAGTTCTGCCAAGGCTTGCTCCTGCCGTATCTGCTCTTTGATCTTCATGACAGCCGGCAGGTGGTGCTTGGTGATGCGGGATATAATCTCCAGTTCTAGGGGTGTGACCCACCAGCGAGGCATAGGCACGTAGCCCATCTCCCGTAGCTTTTTTCCCACGGGGCTGAATGTACTGTGGTCAGCGGTCATCCCCAACCCCCGCAAACGCTTCGTTCGCAATCTTCGCCATGCGTTTGACTGTGGCGTTTGCGCTCGCTGTTTCGCAGTTTGAGATTTGTTCGAGAGCTTCCGCAAAACGTAACGCTGTTTTCCAAGCGGCTACCTCGCTATTCATTGCCCTCGTTACAGCGCCAAAACTAAAAATGTCACCCACTACCTGCAGCGCAAAACCCATGGCCTTATAAAACTTATTCATTTTCCATCTCCCTTCACGCAGTCCTCGTCGATCCACTCGTAGCCAGCCTTGATGCACAGCTGCATGGGGCTTGGTTTTGCTACCCAAAAGACTACAACAAAGGCAAACGTACATACCAGAACGATGCCCCCAAAAAAGAACAGAACATCTTTTGCATCTTGATCCATCATTTCTCACACTCCCCTTTCCAAGCCCAAGCCCCATCGGTTGGGCAGTATTGTGCATATCCGCGCTCGATAGCGCCGCTCTTGTAGACACGGCTGGCTTCCCTGTGACCTACCGAGGCACCCATTATCAGCGTAAGGGTGGCAAAGGCCGCTATCGCGAGAACAATTACAAAGTTATCACTCATTTTCCATCTCCCATGGTGCGCGCCCTAGCGTGACGGGCATAGTACGAAACTCTAGCGTATGCGTTGACATCACTGGCACGTTGACCGTCCTGCGCGGTGCGCTGATTGCAGTCCTGACAGTGTACATGCTTGGCTTGTCGGTGGTGGCTTTACCCTCTGGCATTTTCTGTTTGTTTACTCTCATCTTCCATATCCTCATTGTAAGCGTCATTTAGAATAGCAAGGATCACGTCCCCCGCCGTGGCCCCTTCGGGCGCTTGTTCACGCAGCCACTGTTCGATGTGCGGCGGCGCTCTAGACAGCAAGACTTTGCTTCGGTCGAACTTTGCATCTACGCCAATCGAACGGGCGTACTTGATGTGGTTGTGGACGTTGGTAACTTTCATACCGAGTCGCTCGGCAATGTCCTTACGGCGATACCCACTACACACCAATTTGGCCACGGTTTGATATATAGGCTCTCTCACTTGGGTCTCACCCTCGGGAACGGCGACACACTCGGTGCATTTGTTTCTATGCAATGCACACCGATAACGTCCAAGCCCTGCGCCTCAAACACGTCACGCAGCGTGTTGATGCTGTCGCTGCAAGCCTGATAGGACGGGAACACTAACCCCGTCATCGGCGGCTTACCTTCAAACGGCCCGCCTAGTGACAGGGCCATGATTGTCCATGTTGGAATGCTCATTGCTTACCCTCCCCGATGCAACGGAGGGCGATACCTACCAGCAGCTGTAGTTCGATGGCGCTGTGCTCGGCTGCGCTGTTCCGTGGTGCGTCCATCTGCATGATGTCCGCCTTGCGCTTTATGCGGCGTAGTGTGGCCAGCAGGGTAATGTCCTCGGCCGCGTTCTGTATTGCGTTGCTCATATTGATTTCCTTTTGGTTGGTAGTGTTAGGCTTAAGCCTAACACCTAGTCTGCAGCGATACTTGTCCACCCCATAATACCTTCTAAGGCAAAGTGTGTGGCGACTGTCCTGCTGTCGCGCTCCACACCACTTACCTCACATCCCTCAACGAGTTCGATAGCTTCCTCTAAACTATCTGCCTCAACATCGACCTCGATGTCTACAACTTCCCGAGCCCTGATTTTGAAATTAGCCATCCTACTTATCTCCATCCAAGATCGACTTGATCTTGTCCATGTTGTCCTCGTTGATGACAAGGGCGGTGCCGCCCGCGCCGTTGATCCTGTCTATGTTTAACTGCTGCAACGCCGTGGGCTTGTTGCCATTGGCCTTGCACTCGAACGCAAAGAACTTACCCTTGTAGCAGGCGATTATGTCAGGCACGCCCGATGCACCGAACCCGCTCGTTACGGGGTAGAAGTAGTAGGCGCCCAGCTCCTTTAGCTGGACGACCACTTTTGATTTGACTTTTTTCTCTGGCGTAGCTGCCATATCACGCTCCTCTAAGAACCCAGTAGACGCTCTCATCGACGCGCATACCGACACCCTCTACCTTGGTCTGCGGTGGGTTTACCTTCATCATAGATAGCACGGCAATACGCTCCTGCATCCACGCTGGTAACTCGTCCGTGGTGTTATACACACCCTCTACCTCGCTGTCGGCGCTACCAATACCAAGGCAAACAACCTCGATAGTAGAGCCGACGAAGATGCGGTAGACGTTCTCAATATCGCCCGTCCACTGGGCTTTGAGTTCACTTAGTCGCTTACGTGCGCTTGGCATATCAGTGACACGTGTTAGGCTTGGCCCTAACGCCGCCCGCTCAATGTCGTCATGCCTTATGGCGTTCACATCGAAGATGTGCCCTACCCTGCTCTTCATTCGTATTCCCCCGTGCAAATATAAAATACCCTGTCGTCTACACGCACACCGACACCCTGAATGTGCGTGTCGTTAGCTACCAACTTCAACACCGCTGTTCGCCCCTGCGCCCACTCTGGCAGTTCCGTCGCCGCCATCCGTATAGCCGATAAACTTGGGATGTCGGTATTTGGTTCCAGCTGCGCGATGTCGGCCACAAGCTGCCCGTAGTTATCAGAAAACGCGACGTAGGTTAGACCTCTGTGCTTGTAGCTGTCAAACTCGGATAGCGCGTCTATTTGGCTATACAGTTCATCCTTATCTCTGTTCAGTTCTTCAGAGGCGAAGGTAATATTACGCAGTTCCTTAAACATACCTTTGTCATAATCGCTGGCGCTGTAGACATAAAAACCAAGCAGTTCGTATAGTGTGTCCCGTATGCGCCTGCCTAGGGCATCTCGATCTTTGGTGATACGCGCGTTAACGTCTGGAAGGGTGATACGAATTGCGTCCTCAACGGAAAGTGGCTTAAGATGGTTTACGGCTAGTTTGACAGCTGTGGACAGCTTATCAGTGGACACGGTGTTGTGCTTCCAATTATCAACGCTGATCTTTGGGTTATGTATATTGACCGTGCGGACATAATACGCCAGCTTTTCCTTACCAACCTTCCTAAGCCGCAAGTCCGCGAACCCAATCTCACCGAGCACGTGCGTATCGCCCGGCCTGTATATGAACGTCGTATTGTTGTCGTAGTTATAGTGGCTCGCCCCGCCAAGGGCTTCACACACGGCAGTTACAAAGTCCCTCATCTCCGCATGTCGGTAGGTCGTCCTTCCTCTATGCTCGTGCATTTCTCTGCTGTGTAGATCGCCTTGCTCAAAATTGCTCACAAGTGGATGATTAAACAGTGCCGACATTTTATATCTCCTTACGAATAGTGTTATTAAAACCGCATACCTCGTTGATCCATTTGTTCACCGAGGAGCGAATGTGTGCGTTCCGAAGTTTTTCTACTTCTTCGGACGGTGTGTCATTATGCTTCCACATTTGGAAACCGCTCACTGCGTCATATATTTTAAACATAGCGGTGAGTGTCAGGCTGTGCCGCATCGGGTGCTCTTGGTCTTTGATAATGCGGTGGATTAGTTTCGGTTCGGCCCCTTGGAATAGGTTGCCGTATAGCCCACCGACCTGCTTATCCAGCTTGAGTTCTGCTGCAATCTGCTTAAGTTCCTTGTTTGTATGGTCTCTGAGTGACCAGTTTATCTGGGCCTGCATCAGTGGGTATAGAACTGTGACGTGCTCGAGGAATGCGGTAACATCCTTCTTGAGTGAAGCCTTTAGTTCCTTGTTCACATAGGTGCGGTCTACCATGACCTTGTGCGGCTCACCGACGAGCGTGAACCTGCCGCTCTCCTCGCGCTTGAATGTCACGCTAAGCCCGTCATCGCCAGCGGTTGCTGCATTCATGTAAGCTTTAGCCCACGCAGGCATCTTACCTTTCTGTTTCTCTGCTTTCCAATGCTCAACGAGGTATCGGGGTGCGCTCGTAGTTTTGGGTAGGTGTATCCTGCTTCTTTCATACGTGTTTAGGAACTGCTTACCCTCGCGGGTCTGCACGAACCCAATATTTCTAGGCAGCGCGCGGTTGATAAACGAATAGATATGGTTGTGTTGCCACTCCCCTGCGCCGTTGCGGATGGTGATGGTCTCTGTCCCATCCTTGAGCTTGCGCCAGACGATAGGAGAAAGCCTAGCAATTTCTGCGGGTGTAATGGGATATGCCGCTCGAATATGATTATCGACGGACAGCCCCCATGTAAATACTGGATCGGCACGGCCGCCGCAGGACAGTGCATAGCACGTGTCGCTTATCTTTATGATCCGCTCCTGCTTGCGGGTGCGGTCGCCTACGGGCCGCACGTCCTGTTCCAGCGTATGGTTCTTGCTCACCAGTGGCTTGGTGTCCCTGTAACGTGCCTCTGCATCGGCGAAGCAGTTGATCTTGTTGATGTAGTTGGTCATTTTGTTTCTCCTTAAAATTCTAGTTGTAGTTCGCGGCGAATATCCATGCGGCTGTAAAGATTGTCTACTAGCTCAATACCCGCGTCGTTGTGTTCATACACACGCTCCGTGTCGTCGTCGTCTTCTCCTACCCTTAGTTTACAGTGTGCGTATGGGAACGCATCACCACGCTCGTCCGCAAAAGTCTTAACTACATCTATCATGTCCTCTAACCCCTGCACGTCCTCGTAGGAGTCATACCACTTACTACCTAAGCTACTGAAAGTTAGCCCCCACACCCCGCCCCAGTCTCGGATTTTCCACGCTTCAACTAGGTTATGCTCACTCACAAAGGGTCGCATCTGGTAGATCGCCAGCACCTCGTCGATCTGCTCCTTCTCACTAAAGACAAACGCTATCGCAACGTCGCTATTGTATCCCATTTGATTACTCCGATGTCATTAAAGTTAGTTTGATTGCCACCACGCGGTCGGCCTTGATGATGAGGGTCTCACTGTCATTGAACAGGTTTAGATACCCCTCCGATGCCATTTCCGCTGTTAGGTGTTTCCCTAACGCTGGCCCTGCGGTAATCATCATGCCCACCATTTCGCCGTTTGTCAGCTGCACCTCGGCGAGGCTGTATTGCTTCTTGTAAGGGCTGCCGCCAGTCTGGGCTGTGGTTGCGCTTCCTAGCTGGCTTGTGGTGCCGTAGCTGCCTAGGTTGCCTAGGTTTGGGTAGGTTATTTTAGACATCCTCATTCTCCTTAAAAAGCCCGTGCTCCACACACAGGGCATATATTGAGCACATATCGTGCACGTCGATGTGTAGGTCTACACGTTCTTCCAACATAACCAGATTACCGTCTTCGATGTCGAACGAGTCGTAGTTGTGATCGCTATCTGGGGCTGTGCGCTTTGACATAGGCCCGACGACAATTATTCTATCTTTCTCCTCTCTAAACCACACGTCCAAGTCATTGGCATAACCCAGAAATATAGTTCCGCTACCAGCGGTTATATCACTCGATGCCTTCCATCTCGGTTTATCCTTTCCCATCTAGCACCCCCTTCTCCACACACAGGGCATAGATCAGACACATATCGTGCACGTATATGTGTAGGTCTACGTAGCCATCTTGTATCTTTAGTGTGCCGTCTACGATGTCGAACGCATCGAAGTTTGTATCCCCATCCGCGTCTACCTGCTTTTCTTTAGGCCCGACGACGACCACTATTTCCCTATCGTCGTCCCACCAGATGTCTAGGTCATTTGCACACCCCCAGAACGTGTCGTCCTTAAACTCTAAAGCGCCTACACCTGATTCTGCGTATGACGGCTTCCAACGCGGCTCCATTACATATCCCTTCCCTTGATGTGAACCGTAGTGCCACAGTCAGGCACAGCAGACTTGTTGTCCAAGATGACCCACAGCAGCTGGTGCTGCCACTCGCCCCACGACCCACCAAGATAACCATCGGTCAGCACGATCACGCACTGTGCCTTGATCTGCTTGTCTTGGATGTATGCGGGGACGCACTCGATCATAGTGCCGCCGCCACCCTTAGGCTTGGTAGACTTGGCAAGGTTGCTTACTTCCTCGCCCTGATAGACTTCATCACCACACACCTCCGTGTCCCAATACAGCAGGCGGATAGCCTCGGGGTGGACGGTTTCGGCGATGCCAACCACCTCGGACAGGAACGATACTAACTGCGGCCCCCCGATAGAACCCGACGTGTCGATAGCCACAACAATCTCGCCAATCGTCTCGGAGATACCGCTCGGCATATACATACCCGCGCCGATGTATCGGCGGTTCGGCCTGCGCCACGTGGAGTAGTCAGACCCTGTGCATGTGCTAGTAATGAAGTCACGAAGAACCTCGCGCCAGTTTATCTGCGGCTCGAGCAAGGCTTCAAGGTCGCGGTCGCCACCGCTTCCCATCTTGCCAGCCAGTAACGCACCTTGACGGATAGCCTCGTCAATATCGCGGGCCAACTCATCGCGCTCGGCCACAGTCATTTCCTGTGCGTCATCCCAGCCGTGCTCATCGAAGCCAGTGCCACCGCCTTGGCCCCCGCCCTTCTTCAGATCGTGGAACACCTGCGCGCTGTCCCATGCCCGATACTTAGTATCGAAGCAGCCCATCTTTAGCTCGCCCGTCATGGCAGCAAAGCCGTCTTTGATGTTGTCGTCATACAGTTTGACGTTGATCACGAAGTCACAGGCTCTGTTAGCCAGATCGTGGTTCTCGTCATACATCCAGCGCCACGTGGTCAGGTGTCGGTATAGCTTGTGGTAGCACTCGTGCAGGACAAGGAAGCGCAGTTCTGCATCGTTCAGCTTGTCCACAAAGACACGGCCATACACCTCGTCCCGCCCGTTGGTGTAGGCGGTAGGACATTTCCTAACATCGCTCTCGACACGGCGGTCGCCGATCATCAGGATGCCCGCAAGCGCGGCGTATCTCGTGTTGGCCATGATGTCGATCACGGCTTTCTGTAGGCGCTGTTCGGCGCTCAGCATTCCATTCGCATTAAACATTCTTGTCTCCATTTGTGTATTCTCTGATGTTGCGTCTCCACGAATAGATGACAGCCGTGGACACGTTGTGTTTTGTAGCGGCCGCATTGACACCTTCGGTATCGGCATCGTCGATAATCTTGCGCCGTGTGTCGTTGGTTAGGCCGTAGTCGTGGTTGTAAATCAGCTCGAGTGGATCAGTTTTCATTTGAGTTTTCTCTTTGTGCTTCTAATAGAACCCGTTTTGCTTCCTTGCGAAGCAACCGCATTGTCGCAAAAGACGGGCGATCCTTGACGTTATCTACAAATCCGAACATGTATGGGTAGTTTTTTATCCATACTCTGTAGTCCCCAACGTAGACGTAATATTCGGACAGGCTGGTCTTTCTATCGTTGTGGTAGCATGGCTTGACCATACCCAACGTGATTGCCACGCGGACGTAATGATCCCACACTTGGCAGTAAGTAGTCGATATATGCCCGCGAAAAATCCCTCTAAAATTCTCCAGCCACACGGGTGGAGCGCTGTATCCGTTTCCCATTCTATTTCTCCTTGAGGTTGGTGGTTGTTAGGGTTTCCCCTAACAACCGAATTATATAATTACCTACTTTTTGTCCGCAGCGAACAAGTAACCGTTACTCATAGCCCATTGGGTGAAGGCTTTGTTGGTCATGACCAACGCCTGACGGCCATACTTCGGTGCACGGACACCATTGGCGAACATACCCTGCGCCTCTTTGTCCAATCTGTTGCAATAAATCATCCAGTTGTCGATCCAGTCTTTCTCGATGGTGGCCAGCGTCCGATACACAACCATACACACGGCGGCTGCCGATGATGGAACCTTGGCATTCAGCGGGTCTTTCTTGATGCTCTCGAGTGAGGGCAGCTGATCCGCCAGCTTGACGAACGCCATCAAGTCCATCGCGCCACGTTCCCCGATAGTGCCCATGAGCGCAGCGGTGATAGTCTGGTCGTCCATTACACCCCGTTCCTTCAAGATGTCAGACGCCGCTTCCAATGAGCGAGGCGTGACAAACGCCGCGCGCTGCTGCTTGGGGTGGAAGATGTATGGGTTGTCGTCGGGGTTGTTGTAGTCGTCGAACCCGTGGAACAGCTGCGGGTTATCCTTGCACCAACCAAGCAGGGTGTGATCCACGCTGTTGTTGATAGCCCACTCGATCCAGTCCATGTTGGACGGCTTCTTACCCGTCACGACAGTGATGCGGTTGCGGGCGTGTGGCGGCAACAAGTCACCGACACCCTCTGCGCCAAGGTTGGTAGTGGCAAAGATGATGCTGTCAGGGTGCAGCGTGTAGCCACCGATCTTGCGCTCCAGCATGAGGCGCAGCAGGGCATTCTTCACGGATGGGTTAGCCTTACCATACTCGTCCACCATCAGGATGATTGGCCCGCCGTGATGTGCGCCAAGCTCTTCGTTGGTGGCATAGGCCACATAGGCTGCGTCGCTGCCTGCCTCTGCGATACGTGGTAGGGTGATGTCGCCCAAGTCCTTGGTGGTGCAGTCGAAGTAGCACGCCGTATGGTTCGGCAATGCGGCCGACAGGGTTTTGAGCAAGGATGATTTGCCCGTGCCCATGTGGCCCTGCACCAAGGTGGTGCGCTTGTGGCCCGTGGCCTTGATGAGGTTTGCGATCTGATCGAGGTTCAGTGCATACATCGAGATTGCGTTGTTAGCCATTGTAGTTCTCCATTTGAATTGCTGTTAGGATTTAGCCTAACGGGTTAATTTAGTTCGTTGCGCTTCGACTTGCAGCGTGCGCAGTCGCATTGCTCGCTGGATTTGCTGCGGTAGTAGTTCTTTACCTGCACCGCGAGTTCCATGATGATGTGCATGGCGTCTTCTTCACTGTCGGCATACTGGGTTACTATAAGCCCGCACACGGACACTATGCCAAGCAGCGACATTTCCTCCGGTAGCACATCGGTTACGTCGCCCAAAATTTCAGCAGTCACTGTTTTAGTCATTCAGTCTCTCCTTGTTTTGTTAGGGTTAATCCTAACAGTTAAACTTCTCACCAATCCAACGACGGCAGCGACTTGATCGCCTCGTCGACAGCGTTCTTGGTAGCGCGGCGCAGGTATGCGTCATCCTTCACGGACTCTGCGTTGACACCGCGGAACGCAGCCGACAGCTTGCGCTGCATCAGCTGCATATTCATATCGCCCGTCAGGTTACACGTCTCCATCAGGTCGAGCACCTCGAGCATACGATCAAAGACAGATGCGTAAATGCGCGGTGACTTGCCTTCCTCGGTCTTGTCGGACAGCTGGCGCGATAGCGTGGTCAGGATGTCGAACAGGCGCTGCCAGATGTCCTTCATGGCGTTGCCAAGCTGCGAGGTGTAGTGCGTCTCGTATTGCTCCTTGAGTGAGGTAAACGCATCGTTGGCGATGTCCAACCGCCAGTCGCCAGCATCGGGCAACGGGATGTAGTTGAAGCGGAAGGTGAACTTGCTCCGCAATTCGTCCATGTTAGGATACTCCCTAACATCAAACAGGTCGCCCAGCTTGGCCTGCGCCGCTGCCACCTCAAGGTCATACTGCGCAAGGAACGCCTCGACCATGCGGAAGAACTCGGCTTGCAGGGCGGTCATGTGCTGGTGGTATGCGAAGTATTTCGGCGTTGGCAGCAGGCGTGGCCCCGTGTCAGACCAAGGCAGCGTGCTGTTGTAATGCCAGTTCCTTACATTGGCCGAGAACTTGACCAACGCATCCAGTTCTTCGCACGAGCCGAGTAGGCTCTTGGTCACGCGCGCTACGCCCTTGTCGGCATTGTTCGCCGTGGTGACATCCTCGCTTGCGCGCTTGTCCTGCTTGCGGCCCGTCCAGACGCCGATGCCCAACTCTACTTGCATGGACGAGGACGAGATGGATGCAGCCTTGGGGGCAAAGTTCAGTTCCATTTGGGTCATGTGGTTCGTATTCATGTTGTCTCCTTGGTGTTAGGATTTAGCCTAACAGTTGATTTGAAATTGATCTGTCTCGCTCACTCGTTACGCTCGCTTCGCTCACTAACTACACTAAATAACATCACTTGATACAATACTACACTATATGGCGCTCTAAGTCAATAGATGTGAGTTATTTAGCCCACACCTGAACGAGGTTCTTGTAACATCGCCCCATACAATCTGATCAGGTCAATGTTACGACGCAGCGTATCTGCGTGTTCCTGCATGGTTGGAAACGACGCTAGCCCTTTTATATACTCCTCGAGGTTTTTCAGATCGGACAGCCACGTGCCCCTATAGTCTTCGGTATATGCACGGATAACACTGCTAGAACCAATCCCGATACGCCACAGGCTGACCTCTACGTTGATGTTGCATATGAACTCGGCACTGCTACCCCCGCTATTGAATAGGGGCTTCACTTCGTCCTCGTTCTCGGTCATGGCTTCACCCCTAGCATTTGCATATACACGCGGATGGCCTCATAGTTGCGGGCTATGGCGGAAAGGCACTGGACTGTGTTCTTCGCGTTGATTTCGTTCAATCTATCTACGTGTGCTCTTACTTTCTCCTCACTCTCCAGCCAAATACCGTGGTTGTCCTCTGCGTAAATTCGCAGCGTAGGCGACCAGCCTACGCTCCACAGGCTAAGTTCATCGCCTATGTTGCAGATGAACCTTGGGTTCTTGCTTAGTTCAGGCCCCGGCCTGAACAGGGGTTCTACTTCGCTGTCGCTCTCGGTCATGTTGGCACTACCTTGTTCAGTCCGCGCAGCTGTGACTTGTCTGTCACTAGCGTGGCGCCTTGCTTATGGGCGACGGGTGCGACGCACCAGCCTGCCCGCTCTGATCGTGCCGACTTGTCACCGCATGGCAGGCATAGGGTATATCCTAACGCCGCCCGCTTCGGGCTGAACTCTTCACCGCAGTTGTTGCACTTATTCATCGTTGCTCTCCTCTGTTAGGTTACTTCCTAACACCCACGGCACGAAGCACCGCAGGTATGTGTCGATCAGATCGGCTTCCTCGGGTATAAGCGGGACGTCACCCCAGTTGCCGCGTATTTTACCATACGCCTGCTCATTGTCCCGCACTGGTAGGGTAAAGATGTCCCACTCGTTCATGTTACCGCTCACGACGTGGATACGCAGTAGGTGTGGTCTCATTACTGTAGGCTCAGTTCTATACCACAGGTCGAACCGCTCCACCCCGCCGATGTATTTAAGGTCGCGCCGATCCATAAGGTCGAGTGCTGTTCTTGGTTCAAACATTTGCTAGTCCTTTACTGCGCGGCAGGTGCCGTCAATGAAGTCACGTCCGCTAGAAAGGCACGCCACCTCACGTTGTAGGTTTTCCATTTTGGTGTCGTTCTTTGCGCCTGCATTTAGGCCATAGATAACCATGCCTACAAATACCATTATCGCCGCTGGAAAAACGACGTATGAATAAATCTGTTCGCCCATCTCACACCTCCATTCCAAAAATATCAGCGGCAGTAGTCCACTTGTTAGCGGCCGCGTAATCCTGCATTGGATCGTTAGGTTCTTCCCTAACAACCTCCACCAACAGGTCGACGTCGTAGCAGTCGCAGGCCAGCACGCCATACTCTGCAGCGTCATGGTATCGGGCGAAGTAGGTGTCATCTTTGATGACCCCGACGAGGGGGCGTTTCCCGTGGCCTACGTCCTCGATGGTATCCACAAGCCAGCGGTTGAAGGCGCGTGCTTCCCCATCGTCAAGGTTATCGGTGTCGCCATACAGCACGGGTGCGATCCAGTGTGCGGGCAGGGATAGTGTGATGGTCTCAAAGCGTGTCATGTCGTGTCTCCTTAATTTGATGTTGGTTGCCCTGCTTAGGGCTGGTTGGTTGTTAGGCTTTATCCTAACGCATTGTTACTTCGTCGCGTGTCCAGTTCTTGTTGGACTTCAGGAATGCAGTGATCGGGCTTTCCCTGCCATACACCTCGGCGACCTGCCAAGCCTTCGGGTGGAAGCCCATCGTGCCGCCCTTGTCTGCTGGTCGCACAATCGTGCTCTTTACGAGGCGCACAGTCTCGAGAACCATCTTACCTTCTCCGTATGTCATTTCATTCCTCCTTGCCCGTTAGGGTATTTCCTAACAGTGCCGCTTGCTCGGCCAACTCCATTGTCGGCCACCATCCACCGACCTGTGTCCCACATCTATGGAATACACCGAAGCGCCCGTAACATTCTGAAGCGTAGTATTTAGGCATCTCATCTCTCCTTTTGTTAGGCTCGTGACTAACACGAGCAGTCTTTGCCGAACTTCTCGCACATGAAGCAGTAGTATGCAGTCGCATCGGCCACGCGATCCTGCACGGGATCGTCACTTCTCACGCCGCCGAAGGTCTTGTAGGTCTGGATGGCAAAGCCCGCGCCATAGATGCCTTGGCGCTGATACATACTGCGCGGGCGGATTGGGCGCACTTGTGGCGGAGCCACGTCGTTAGGTATTTCCCTAACAGCCTTGCCCGCAGGGCGGCGCACGACATAGGCACGGCCATCTGCGATAGCAGCGGGCACAAGGTCGGCAAGCAAGGCACGGAGTTCGTCTTTGGTCATGGTAGCCTCATTAAATTAGATGGATGTTAGGAAAGACCCTAACAATGGCTGGCCTTTCGGCCTTGGCAACAACTAAAAACACAACACCCTTACAGTATAGGGCAAATGCTATCCTATGTCAAGGGCTACCAAATAAATAGTTTTGGCGACATTTGGTGTTAGGAAGTATCCTAACGTGGTAACGGCTGCCATCCGGCATAATGTCCTATTGTTCTTTCTTTTGTTACTAAGAATATATATATAAGCTATTGAAAAGACTGCAATGTTCCTAGTGTTACCAATGTGGTGCCAAAAACAGATATGCGAGACCGAGGAGTTGGCGGGGGTGTTTTCGGGAGCCTGCCCCTCCGCGCGCAGGGAGGTCGGGTATATCTGTTTTGCTGGTAACAATAGGAACATTGCATGAAATCAATGACTTACGACCCCCCAACTGGTAACAATACAAAAAAGTAGTAACATTACATGAAATCAATGACTTAGCACTAGTAACATTACTGGATAGCACCAAATAGCAGAACAATACTTCTGTGTATGGACAAGCGTTTTATGTGGCGCGCGCACCGCTGCTTGAGAACTGGTGTTAGGGACTTTCCTAACAGAAGAAAGTGCTTGACATCACTCGCTTTGGATGGCATACACTACGTGTATGCCACCTGACACCGCCCGCCCCCGCTGGCGGTTTTTTGTTTCGCGCACCGCTGCTTGAGAACTGGTGTTAGGAAAGTCCCTAACAGTCTCGCACCACATCACGCGCACCGCTGCTTGAGAACTGGCGTCGGGCATCGGTTTTGAAACAGCGCCGAAAGCATTGCATCACGCGCACCGCTGCTAGAGAACTGGCGTCAAAC